CGAGGTCCGCGCAGAGCGCCTCCAGGAAACGGTAAGGAACGTCGGGCGTTTGCGAGGCGAGCGCAGCCGCGTCCTCAATCTGCTGCACCGTATAGAGATTCACCGTGTAGCTGCTCGCCGCGGAATCCGGCACCTGCCAGAAAGTGATCGTCGGCGTCGTCTCCTGGCGATCGAAGTAATAGATCGTCGGCGGCGCCTGCACGACCTTATCCGGCAGCGCCGCATAGTCCGATCGCGAGATCGGCGTCATGATGGTGTCGATGGGGTCCTGCCCGGCTTGCGTGAACCGCCGGTAGACATCGAGCACCATGATGGTCGCCGACGGCAGGTTGTAGGTTGCCGTGCCCTGGACCAGCGGTATCGACTGCGGCGTGCCGGCCGGATCGACCTTCCACAGATTCGTGCCGCGATTGGCCCAGCGCACCTGGACCAGGTTCATCGAGCGGCGCGCCGAGACCATGTGGTCGGCGGTGATTTCCGAGGGCCGGATCTGTAGGCGATCGAACGCCTCGAGGACGAGGTCGGCGCCCGAAAGCGCAAACGCCGTCGTTCCGCTGGTCGTCATCGCGATTCCCTTGCTGAGCAGCCGACGTCGTCAGTTCCTGCTTCCTGCCGCCGCTCTCCCGCAGCCGCCGAGCGAGAGCGCGGTTCGCGCGCAGGAAGGCGTGACGGATGGCCGAACGTGTTACTGTCGGTAGGTGATCGCGAGATCCCGATAGCCGACGCGCTGGAGCAAGATACCTCGGCTTTCCGATTCCACTCGACCTCGAAGCGGCGACCATCGAGCCGCCGCACGGTTGGTCGTCTCCGAGACCATGCTCTCTGACGCTCAGCAGCACTACCTCGAAGAGGCTGCGAACCTCTTAGTCTGACTCGTAGTGCGGCTTCCGCCTTGTCATGTGGATACTGATCCACTGAAATAGAATCGCAAGGATCAGCGCCGTAAGGAGAACGCCGGGCCATGGGTTCGGCGACTCTTCTTCCTCGTGCGCGATCGGACCAAAGAGCACATAGAACGGCGCGAGCAACACCATATGCGTCAAGCAATCGCCGGCGCTTTCCGATCCAAGCTCGGGAGTAAGGCAACGAGTTCCAAACTGGGATACCGCCCACACCGACGGCGAGAATGGCAGGGCCAGCATGAACCAAAGCGCGACGCCGCGCGTCCACCGCGCTAGGCGCCCGATAGGAGAGGTCAAGCGCTTCCCGCTTCCGTCTGGCCGCAGCCCCTCATCATCCATCGCGCACTCCCGATTACGGCGCCGGCGCCGCACCAAATGCGCCGCTTGCCCCCGCATTATAGCCGGCCCGTATCAACCCCGCAGTCCTAGGATCGAGATGATAGGGCTGGTCTGGTCGGGCGTTGCTCGAGAAAAGCCTGGCAAAGGATCCGGCGGTTCCGAGTGTGTCGCCAAGTGACAATCCAGCTTGCTGGCTGAACAGGCCGACATTGAAATTCGAGACGTCCCTGTACTGCGGAAATTGTGTGAATCCCGTAATATGATTTCCCTGCCTTTGGTAGTCGAAAGTCCCTCCCTGGCCCACGTTGAGGCCAAGGCTTAGATAGAGATAGGGGTTGGCGCCAGCCGCGCTTTCAGGATCATTTAGCATGGCTCGATATGTGCTGCCCAGGCTCCGCCCGGCCGCTGCTACTGGACCGAGATCCGCGGCAGGCGACATCAAATAGCCTGTCCCGCCGTCGACATGCACTTTTTCGCCATTTGGCAAGACGACTGGCACTCCGCCGGTAAGCGATTGTGATCCATTGCTCGCCGTGCTTTGGACGGAAGAACTCGGGCGCGCATTTGCAACTCCACTACCGCCATCGGCGGGCGTCAAACGACCGGGGTTACCGTTGGAGAACTGCTGCTGTGCACTCCCACTGTCGTCCGACGTATCCAAAGCTGATCCATTCTGTCCGGCATCGGTTAGTGCGTCCGGACTGGCGCCACCGTCTCCCCGGCGTGGCAGCGCCCTTCGTTCGACCAGTCGATCGAGAAAGAACCGGCCTTGCGGGTTCTCGTATACGACCAGGACGATATCAACGCAGCGGCCGTCGATGACGGCCGAAGTGCCGAAGGCGTGATAGCGCAGCACATGGGGCGGATGTACTGACTGCGGCGGAAGGACGCCCAGGTACCGACTTTTGGCGAGCAAGGCCGGGATTGCCGGCACCGCCAGCAGCACGGCCGGAGGCACGCCCGGCGCCACCGCTTTCTGGAGGCCGCGCTCCCAGCTGAGCGCGATCCGGAGGCCGGTCTGCCGATTGATGATGGCATGTCCGTCGAGCCGCAGCCGCGCATATCGGGCTGCCAGCATGATAAGATGGCCGTAGCTCGTGGGCGTCATGCCCAGAGCATTGACTGCGACATGCGCAGCGGCTGGCGACGACATGAGGCATGACTCCCAACCACATGGGCGGCGCGCTAATCGTCCTCGCGCGTGGTCGGCTTTCCGTCGTAGTCGCCGCCGGGCCGACCCTCCGTATCGGCGGCTTTGGTGAGCGGCGAATGGCGCGCCTCGCCGCCCCGCGCCCGCCGCGGCTTGTCGGCACGCGGACGCGCCCGCTGCCCATTCGCTCTGAGCCCGCGCCGCGCCGCCCCGCCCCGCTTGCGCTTGGCCTTGGGCTTGCGGATGGTGCCGCCGCGCTTGAAGCTCTCGTCCTTCTGCTCGGCCTCGTCATGGGCGGCCGAGTCCTCCGCGTCGTAGAATTGCTGCTCGACCTTGTCGCCCTTCGCTTTCTGCTTGTCCCGCGTGTTGCTCATCGCTGTGCTCCTTGCTGTCTGATGCCGGCCTGGATCGCCGTCATGATGGCCGCGGTGACGCCGGCCGTGATCGTGAGCCCCAGGCCGCGGAAGGTGAAATTGAAGGCGCCATCGCTGCTGGCATTCTTGAGTGCCCCGACGTGTTGCCGCTGCGGCTACTGCTTCGTTCCGGCTTGGATCGCCTGGAGCGTCGCCGCCACGCCGGCACTGATGACGACGGTGAGGCGGTAGCCGCGGATCGGCCAGTTGATCGCGGTGTCGATATTTCCGGTCGCGCCTTTGAGACCGGTCGGGAGTTGGCCAGGCGCGTTGGACCAGACGGTCGGGAAGGTGCCCGCCGCCAAATTGAGGAAATCGTCGTAGGTGTATTCGAGATTCACGGTCTGCCCGGCGCCGGGAAGGAGGGCCACCGCGAGATCGGTGGGCGTGACATAGGGATCGACCAATTGCCAGGGCGTCGATCCCGCGACCTGGGTTTGCCCCGTCCCCGCCGTCGTCCCGGCCGAGAACGTGCTTGCCACCGAGCCGGTGTGCGTGATGGCGCCGACGGTGAGGAAATCCTGATTGGTCTGGACAGCCGTGGCATTTCCGCCCGTCACCGTCTCCTGGATGGCGCCGCCGGCCTGGTTCGTGCCGAACACCGTGAATTGGATACCGGAATCATTGCCGCCCGAGGTCAGGAGCACCCGGCGTTGCGTGTCGAGCGTCGCCACGCCGCCGGACGCGCTCGAACCGTTGATCGCGATCGCGCCGGCGCCCGGCGACTGCGACGCTGCGATCGCTGCGGCGTTGCCGGCGACCAGCGTCTTGGTGAGGACGACAAGTTTTCCCATGGGCGGATCAGGCCGGCGTCACGCCGAAGAGCGACGCGACATTCGTCGGGGTCACCGCCGCCAGATCGGCGACGCGCGGCGAGACATACATCTGCAGCACGATGGTGCCGTTCGATGACGCGCCCTGGACCGCGTAAGTCCCGCGCATGCTGCCCGTGGTCGAGGTCGCAGGCGTCGTCGTGTCCGCCGCGGTGAAGCCGGTCGAAGCCGCGACGATGGCGCCGTTCCACCCCACCGTCGCCGACGGAAACTCGATCACCCGGAGCGGAAACTCGTAGATGTCGGTCGTCCCGACCGAATAGTTATGCGCGTCGGTGAATTGCGGCGTCACCGCGCTGATGAATTTCCATCCCTTCCGGCCGTTGGTGGTGACCGCGCCGGCTCCGGCGGTGATCTGCTCGGACTGCGGCTGGCCATAGAGATCGAAGCCCGCGACCAGGAAGGCGCCGCCGGTCGCCGAGGTCGAGCCCGTGATCGAGACAGCGCGGGCGATGTTCCGCGTGGGATCCACCACCGATATGCTGCCGTTCTGGCCAAAGCTGACGAGGCCCGGGATGAGATCGATGGCCAGCACCCCGCTCGGCACCACCAGCCCGGTCTGGGGGATGATGAGCGGCGACGTCGTCACCGTGATGCCGGCGCCCGAGCTCGACACCAGCGTCATCGGCGTACCGCTGGTGACATTGGCGGCCGGCGCGATATTGGCCGTGGCGATCGTCGACGGCGCCTGGTCGACGCACACCTGCTCCGACGCCGAGAGGAAAAGGATGGCGATCGGGTTCGGCTGCGCGCCGCCGAGGAGCGCCGACGGATTGAAATATCCGCCGATCTTGTAGCCGTAACGCGGATCGATCACGCCCCAGCCGAGATCGCCGCCCGACGGCGCGCGATCGGGATTGTAGTCGGGCGGCGCTTGACCCGGCGCGGCGGCAGGGTTCTGGCCCCAAACGAGCTCGGGGCCTTGGGTTGCTTCCAATGCCATGTGCGGTTCCTTGAAGAAGTGGTCCGTGATCAGTCGTCAGTTCCCAGTACTGACGACTGAGAACCGACAACCGAGAACTTGCCATCAGCTCGTGGGCAGCGTGCCCCAGACGCAGCGCGCGTTGTAATAGCCAAAGCTATAGCGCTCATATCCCTTGCACAGCAGATTGTCGGTGTACCAGTCGATCTGCATGTCCGTCTCGAACGCCTCGCGCTGCAGATACAGCAGCCCCTTCTTGTTCGTCAGGACAAACCAGGCAAAGGGCGATGTGAGGAAGTCGAGCACCTCATAGCCCTCGCTGAACGAGCCCGTCGCATGGATGGCATGGGCATCGTTGTTGGTGGTGCCGGGACGGAGCTCGGTGTGCCAGAGCCGCGCCATCACATATTCGAGCTGCGCGGGCACCAGCACTTTGCGGGCGCGGGCGAAGATCTTGAGGCCGCGCTGGTCGACGAAGCCGGTGCGGATCTGGATGTTCGCCGCCTCGAGCGCCGCTTCGTTGAGATCGAGGTCGGTGGTCGGACGGTTGGCATAGCTGCCGTTGTCGACGGGATGCGCCGTATTGACCAGCGACACGCCGTCGCCGCCGATCGCCGAATTGAAGGTCCCGGCCGTGTTCAAGACGTTGGCGGCAAGGATCTCCTTGGTCTGCTCGAACGACTCCATCAGTCCCAGATTCGACGGCTGGAATTGCGATTTGTAGAGGTTGTCGGCGATCGCTTTGCGGGTGATGGCATAGCCCAACCCGATCTCGACATGCTCCTGGTTGTAGACGAAGCGGTCGCCGGCCGCGTTGTCGAAGCTGGTGGGCGCGCCTTCCGACTTGATGACGGCAAGGCCGACGAACGCCATCTCCGAGGTGCGCTCGATCGCCATCTCGGAATTCCCGGTCTCGTAATACTTCTTCCACTGCGCCGGGATCATGTCGTATTTGCCCTCGATCCCGCGGAGCCCGGGGAAAAGCTCCTGCTTGATCTGGGCGAGATTGATGGTCATGGGATTCTCTCCTGCTCAGATCGAGGGTTAGATGCCGGTCTGGCCCGGACGCAGCTCGAAGTTGTTGAAGCAGACTTCAACCACGTTCGAGGTGCTGGTGTTGTCGTTGCCGATCTTCTGCGACAGGCCGGTGATACGCAGCGGCAGCGTGTTGGTCGTGGCGATGCCGGTGAGCGTCGCCGTGCTCATGCCCGCGGCATTGGGCGCGCCGACGCCTTGGAAGGCCGCGTTGTTCCAGACGCTGCCTTGCGCGACGTTGAGGCCGATGCCGGCGCGGATCTCGAAGATGAGATCGGGGTCGTCGATGATATAGGCGGTCACCAGCGTCCCGCTGGCCAGCGTCGGCGCCTTCCAGGCGTTGAACCAGTTGACGTAGTTGTTGACGGGATCGAGATACTCGCAGCCCCAGAAGACGCCGCGGATCACGCCCGCGCTCCATTTGTCGATGAAGCCCGTCGCCAGCGTGATGACGGGATCGCCTTTGGCGATGATGTTCGCGTTGTTGAAAGCGAGGTTGACGGCGGTCAAGGCCCCCGTCCATGCGGCGCCATCACGACGCCGCACGGGCCGGCAGCCATACCCGCCTGTGGGATTGGCCATGGATAAGCTCCGTTACGGTTGGTCGCGTCCGCGCGCGCCGCGGTCGCGTGGGTTGGGTTGAGTTTGGTTTGGTGATGGCGGCCATGCGCACCATGCGCCGCCGGTGGCTTCGCAAGCGCCGCCCCCGGTCTTCCGCGCGCCCGGCAGGCGGGACGGTGACACAGAGTGGTCGGCGCCGATCGCAATAAGAGGAGTCTATCTCTTCTACCCTGCCGCCCTCCCCATTCAAAGAGGGTCGTTATGCCGCGACCCGGCATGCGTCTCGTGACGTCGTCTCGGAAGATCAACGACGGCCAGTGCGAGCCGCGGCAACGGGTAGAGTTATTCCACCCGCAAGAAGGCCAGGGCCTCCGGCGAGGGGGCCGAGCGGGTCAACCCTTGAACGCCCGAGATTTCACTTTGATGCCGTTGGGCCGTAGAGCTTGCGTGCCTCGGCGATCTCTTCGTCAGTCATGCGATGCTGGCGCAGCTCCTCGTCTGGCGGCAGGGAGCCGGAAACCGTGTTTGGCGGGACAATGTCTTTGTCGGTCAGATGCCATTTGCGCAGATCTTCAGCTCTAGCGCCGCGCGAGTCGTCCAACACGCCAAGGCCTGCCTTTGGCCAAGTCCGCCACCCACGGACCGGTCCACCCCATCTTTGGAAGCACATCCGCCTGCGGCCACTCTCATCGACGTACTCGACCAGACGTCCGATGCCGCCATCGTCCAGAACGCGCGGGCCTCGGTCGACAAGCTTCCCCTTTTCGCCGAAAAGCGGCTCATGATCAGACATGGGTGCATCTCCAGCCGAGAGCGTACCCGCGCTCGAATTTAACCTCAAGGTGTCGTGCCCGCGACCGGCGCTTCCGGCCGGGTGGCGCGCCGCCGGCACGGCGCCGGTCAGGGCGAGCGCTCAATCCGCCTTCCTCAAGAGAAAGTCCCGCCCCTTTTCCGTAATGACATACGTTCCCTTGGGGTGAGTCTCGGACGGGCGTTCCACGATCAGGCCCTCGGCCGCTAGCTCAGAGGCCAACCGCGCGATATTGCCGATGCCGACGATGCCCTTTATCGCAAGCGCTATGTCCAAACTATACCAATTCCATTTGCGGCGATCGTCTGCCAGGACTTCGAGCATCTGACGTTTCGTTGTCTCGTTCATTTCGGCGCGTCCGGATGATAGAGCTGCCCATCTTTGAGGCCATAGTCTTCCAATGTCGCCGTATGGGCGTTGTTCCAGAGCTCATGTCTTACGTCAAGGTCCGCTGGTTGTCCACGGGGCCATCCCAGATTGGAGTATCGTTGGAGCTCCCTGATCTCATGTGTGTAGAAATTGAAGTCGTATGGCGTCGCCTCCAACTCACCGTTCGCAATTTGTCGCAAGCGTGACACCATGAATTCGTTGGCATCATGACGTTCAAATCGAGACAGATGTTGCTCCACGAGATCGATGCCGTCGTCGGTGATCTTCACTCCATCGGTGCTGAGCCGCTCGACAGGCCCGCCGGCGTTTGCCGGATCGAACGGACGCCCACTTGTCTGCCCGCGTGCGCCAAAGATTCCGCCAGCTGCGTCGTTCCCGGTCCCCGGCCGATCGAGGATCGACGGCAACGTTTCATCGGCCGCAGCACCGCCGATCTTGACGCCGCCGGCGCCGGCAAGCGCCATGACGACACCGACCTCGTCCGGCGAGATCGGCACCGCGTTGAAGTCGGGCGCATTGCCCGTCATCCGGTCGAGCAGACTGGCGAACCCGCGCGCCATGCTCCGTGCGATCTCCGGCGTGCCGAAGCTCGGCTTGTCGGTCGCCTTGTCGTATTTGACCGGCCAGAGGATGCCGTAGTCGAAACCAGGCTCGGGCTCGACAGCCTGGCGCAGCTGGTCGGGAAAGGTCGGTTCGCGCAACGTCGCGGCAGCGGAAGCTGCACCGCCCGTTGGTGATGCATTTACCGGTGGCGCAGCGGGCGCGTCCGCGAATTGTGAGGCATTAGTCACCGTCGGGATCGGCGCTGATATTGGCTTTGGCAGTGACGGGAAGTCGCTGCCCGCGTCAGCGAACCCAGCCGAAGGGGTCTCTGGAGTTGGCGTCCAAAAATCGGGGTGCCATATCGGCACCAGCCGTTGGGGGTCGACGATCGATGGCCAGGACGCGAAGGGCGGCGTCGCGGCCTGCCCGTCCAGTGCGTCCGAAGAGACGTGGGTGCCGTCGGAAAGGTCGTCCATCCCGCACTCCCGCGCATCGTCGACATAGCGCCGCCTGGAGGCACAGGCCGGAGCAATAGCTCCCTTCCTCCGTGCCTCAGTGCTCTATGCTTCCTCTGCACTCCGATCGACGACTGTCACGGCGATGGGAATAGCCGCCGTCACTCCTCCTCCGCGCCCGCCGCGCCGGCCGCCGTCTCGTCCGGCTCCGCCACCTGGATGTTGTATTTCTTCTTTGCCTGGGCGCGGACGCGCGGGAGCTGGCCTTCGGGCGTAAGCTTCAGGCTCTTCACTTGGTTGCGCACGCGGTCGCGCGCCTTGACCGTGCGGATGTCGTCGGCCTCGTCGGTGATGAAGGACGGCCGCTCCATCAGCATCAGGCCGTCGACGATGATGGCGCCTTCGGGGTCGCGCGCCGCGGCCTCGCGTCCGACGATCTCGGGATGGCGCTTCTTCGGCACCGGCGTCCATTGATGGCGCTGGCGCCGCGCCTGCTGGCGAACGTCTTCCTTGCCGGCATAGGTGACGCGGCTCCATTCATAGCTCATGCCGTCGGGCATGGCGCTGCGATCGATCTGGAACGGGCCACCGGCGTCGTCGTCCTCGCGCAGGAAGGACAGATCGCGCTGCGCCGGGCGTTGTGGCTGAGCGCTCCTCGAAGGCTGAGCGCTTGTCGAAGGCTGAGCGCTTGTCGAAGCCTCGCGCAGGGGCGGCCGCGCGGCGGGCGGCGCGGGCGGGCGTGACGCCGGCGGCGCTGCTGTGCGCGACGCCGGGGTGCTCGGGGATCCTGTTTGCGCCATGTCGTCCTCCTAAGTCAGGCGGCCTTCGCGCCGCAGCGCGGCCTGGTTCTCGAAATACAGGGAGAGCGCTTTCTTCGGGCTCTCCTTCCATTCATCGGGAAAGGAGATCTTCGCCGCTTCGAGCTCGCCCGCCGTCGGCTGCCGCGTGCGCCGGCGCGGCTCGCCGATGCCGGTGATGGGCCCGCGGGACGGCGGCGCCGCAGTCGTCGCGCTGGCTCGCCGCATGGCGTCGCGCGTCTCTTGCGCCCGGCGCTCGGGCGCGCGCGGCGCCGCCGCCTCATCGTCGAGATCCGCGAAGCCGTCACCCGCGGGATCGCGCTCTCCGTCCCCCTCGCCCCGCAGCCCCAGCCGCGCCTCGACGAAGTCCCAATAGTCGCCGCTCCATTCCTTGAGCCCCTCGGCCACCGCGGCGAAATGCGCCGCATGGGCGCGCGCATTCTTGTGGGCGTCGGTGACATAGTCGGGATGGCGCCGGCACCACTCCTGCGCCGGCCGCGGCAGCTGCGCCAGCGCCGCCTCGAAGCGCGCGTTGTCGTCGGCCGGCGCCGCCGCGCGCTGCTTCACTTGCTCCAACTGCTGCTGCTGCCAACGCAGGCCGCGCAGCTCGAGCGCCGTCTCCGACATCTGCTCCTGATACTCGGCCGCGTCGTCGAACTTGCCGCCGTTCATGGCCGCGGCATAGGCGCGCTTCGCCTCGGCGAGCTTCGCCCGCGCCATCTCCGCGCCATTGGCGATCGCCTGCTCTTGCGCCGCGAACCGGTTGCTGCGCTCGGCCACCGCAACGGTTTCGGCTGTCGCGCGCTTCTGTCGTTCTTCCTGAAGAAGATGGCGCACCTTCTCCAGCTCGGCATCGCTCGTCTGCCGCTCGCCCTCGCCTTCCGCCCGCACGGCCTCGGCGCTTGAATCGACCATCGATTGCTCCTGGGTTTGAGAGGCCGGCGCGGCCTCGAGATCGCGAATTGTTTGAAAGAGTCGCGCGCTGTCGGCCGCTCGGCGTCAAGTCAAGGCTGCGATCGTCACAGGAAGAGGAGTCTACCTCTTCTACTCCCGCGCCTTCCCCGTTCAAAGAGGGTCTATGCCTCTTTTCTCCACAACGGAGACGGCGGTCGCCTGGACCTCAATGCCGTGTCGCGCGCATCCCGTGATAGCCGAGGGCCATCACGCGCAGCCTGAGCGCGGCGCGCTGCGAATAGGTCAAGTGGTTGAGCGCCCGTTGCTGGGCGGCGCTGAGACGGCGGTCGCGAGCGATCTGCTCGAGCCGTGCGAGTCGCGCCTGGCTACGCCTGAGCTTCATCGGCATCGACATCGCTATCTCCTCCGGCCCACGGAATTCCCGCCGCCGCCACGGTCCCATCGATCTCGCGCTCGATCCGGTCCGCCAACGCATCGGCTGCCGCCGGCGGCGCCGCCTCGCCCTCACGCGTGTGAACTGCCGCGAGCACGCGATCATCGGGCACCGCCGCGCCGAAGCGCAGGCCGAATACCGCAGCGCGCTGGTCGATGTCCGCGCGTGTGAGCGGCGCCGATCCCAGCGCCGGCGGATCGGCGAGCTCGGGCTGTGTCACGAAGGGTCCGCCGATCATGTCCATCTCATGCTCGATGCGGTCAGCGGTCGCATCCGCATCCTGCGGCAGCGTCGCCTCGCCCTCGCGCCCATGGATCTCCGCGAGCAGTGCGTCGCTCGGCATATACGCGCCATAAGTCACACCGAGATTCGCGGCGCGTTGCTGGAGCGCCGCGCGCAACGGCGGTACCGAGGCCCAAGAAGACGCGGTGCGGCTGTCGCCGGCAGAGGCATCGGCATTCTCTGCCAAGCTCTCCGAAGGCGTCCCGGCGTCCCCTTTGGTGATGCTCAAGGCGTCTCTCAGCGCCGCCGGATTCGTGCCAAAGAGCGCTCCCTGGCTTGGCTCTCTGCCGAGCAGGTCGCCGACCGTCTGGTCAGCCGTCGACCCAGCGCCTTTGTTGGCGCTGATGGTGTTTGCCACATTGGCTTTGCCTCGCGCGTAATACTGCGTCAGCAACGCCGTTTGCTGGTCGTGCGGCAGCGCATCCCATGCACCCTGGGGCAGGTTGGTTCGGAAAAATTCATCGCCGTCTTTGGCGATGAGGCCGGAAATTTTGAACGTGACGTCGCTGTCCGGGTCCTTGAGGTCGCGCAACAGCACGTCATAGTGCTGGTTGTATTTCTTAAGATCGAGAGGGTCGCCATCGGGAAATGCGCTGTTGTACTTGTCCAGGTAGTCGATCGCTGTTTTTAACTGGACCTTTCCGGGACCGACGTCGTTTAGCGTGATATGCTCAAAGCGATCTTGTGGACTGGGATTGTCCAGCTTTTGTTGGGGAAATGACGGGCCTGTGACCGCATTATAGTCAGCGACAATCGTCCGACGTGGGATGCCGGCGGTTCTGATGTTCTGAATGATCTGACCGCCGGCACGGCTTACCAGAGCGCCGACGGGAAGATTAGGATAATATTGCGAAGTTAGCGTCATTTCCCGCATCACGCCGGCAGCAACGGCCTCGGGTGAGATTCCGAGAGTAGCGGCAACGGAATTTATTGTGCCGGCATGGTTTTTCAGGTAGGTCAAATCGGATTTGCTGTAGTTGAAGTTGCTATCGACCATTGCGTCTTCCCTTGTGCCACTAGATTGGCCTGATTGACATGCGTGGTCAGGAAGCACAGCTTTGCAAACTCAGGCGGCCCCCTCGCAGACGCGACCGCCACGTCGAGGGCCGAGAGTGGTTTGGCGCGTAAGCTCAGCTCCAATCGACCTGATTGGCGTATGCCGTCAGGAAGTACAGGCTGGTGATCAAAGCCCCGGCAAGCCCGGATAAGATCGCTCCTGCTAGCGTCGTGGGTCGCTTCGGGATGCGGAGTTTGCGCGTTTGTGCAGCGGTGACGACTGGCATAATCCAGAGGGCCGGAAAATAGAGGGCCGTTGCCAATTCGCCCCGAATGTCGGTATCGATGGCGGTAAACAGGAGCAAGGCGACGCCTGTGATAGCGCCCGGCAGAGTCAGGGCGAACAGGGCAGCGGCGCGAAGGTCTACGCGTCGTGTCAGCGCGATGAGCGCGAATATCGGCACCGAGAACAGCAACCCATAGTGAAAGTGATCCAAAAGGGTGTTGCCCAGCTCTTCGAGATAGAACCATGTCTCCACGCCAAAGACTCCTCGATCGAGCCAAATACACTCCCTGCTCTGCCTTCCGGTCCAGGTTGCGCTGTGCGCCGCTTCAATCCTCGGATGCCGGACGACGCAGGTCGAAATCTCCACGGGTGAGAATCTACCGCGTTGAAAAGGTGAGCCGACAATTGCGGCGATTTTTAGGTCGGCTCCCGCCCCAACGCCGCCTCGAGATGGCGTCTGTGCTGCGCCGAGACGAAGCAACGTTGTTCCGGGATCTGCCGCAATTGCTCGAGCCGTGCGCGCGCTTCGGCGGCGAGCGCGGGATCAGCGGCAAGCGCTTGCCGCAACACGGTCGGCGCGCCGATCGTGCTGGCCCTGACGGTGCCGGGGGGCGCGCCGTGGATCACGATCTCCCTGTAGCACGCGCCCAACAGCTCATCGAGCGTCACAGCACGATATCCGGCCGATGGAGGATCGCCCGGATGTTCACGTCCTGCACCAGCCGGCAGGTGCGCTTGCCGATGATGAAGGGGAAGGTGTCGCCGACGCGATAGACGACCCAGTCGCCGAGCTTCGGCCTGGCGCTGCCCCAGACATGGCTCTCGTCCTCGACGAAGGCGAGGTTGCCCATCTTGACGACGAGCCCGACCTTGCCCTGGTAGAGATCCTCTTCCTTGGTGCGGTCGGCCAGCAGAATGCCGCCCTTGGTCTTCTCCGGCCGCTCATAGACCACGACCATGACGCCGGCGGCGAGCGGCTCGATGTCGTCGAGATAAAGCCCGACCGCTTCCATGATCTCTTCGCGCGGGTCGCGCTCATGCACGACCTCGAGCGCCTGCTTCACCAACATGCTCATCGCTCCTCGGATTGCTCGTCTTCACTGGGCGGCGCCGCCTTGGCGATATCCTCGGCCTGGCCCAGCACCCATTGCAGCCCCTGCACGAAGCCGGTCTCGAAGCGGTAGCGCTCGAGGCTTTCGATGGCGCCGCTGACGATGCCGTCGCAGCGCTCGTTGATCTGCGCGACGATCCGCTCCGCGACCCGTCGCCAGAGATCGATCTCGCCGAGCATCGCTCAGTGGTGCCCGTAGGCCCGCATCTTCTGCAGCCGTCCCAGCGCGTTCTTCGACCCCACCGTCATGCCGACGCCGCCGCGCGGGCGTGCTTGTGGAACGGCCGGTTCTTTGATCCGGCCGCCGCGCTTCGCCATCGGTGGCCGGGCGCCGGGCGGCGCGCCCGGCATTGGCGCCGCGGGCATCCCCTGACTTGGCCCGGGGATCGGCCGCGCGGCCGGCGCAGCACCCGACGGCACCGGCACGGGCCGGGGCACCGGAACCGGCACCGGCTGCGGCGGCGCATGTCCGGCATTGACGATGATGACCTTGGTCCCGGCCTTCTTGTTGCGGCCGCCTCCTGAGCGCTTGTCGAAGGCGGCGCGCCGCGGCTTGTCCGCGCGCGCCGCCGGCTCCGCGCCTTCGGCCGCGCCGCCGCGCTTCAGCTTGGTGA